GAAGAGGAACGTCATACAGCTTGATTGATTATGCTGTGATATACGATGCATATGCACAACAACATTAATTAATAACATAGCATAATCATATAATTCATAATCAATAGCATAATCAATGCATTTAACAAGTGTATGCTATGCTATAACGTTAATTAATCACGGTTATAAGTACGCTATGCTTAAGGATTAACATCCCTCCCCCCTACTTTTATCTTAACACTATGGGGGTGGTATGTGTCCACCGGGTATGCAGCACAATATTTTGTGTAACTTCTAAGGATCTTTCTAATTATTAGGATTTCATAATATTTTGTGTAGGAATTGAGGATCTTTCTAAATTAGGAGTTATAAAATTATACTATTCCATTTTTTATTCTTCGGAACATGTAAAAGCAAAAACACCTCTCCGTCACAAACCTAATACAGATGCGCCTCCAACGACGATTTTTACTTATCTCTTCCTAACTCAATCTATCTAAATCCTTTTATCTTTTACTTGACACACAATAGGACATTGTTGTATTGGACATTCATTATTAACCACAAGGAGGGTTTATGGCTACAAAGAAGAATGCACTTATATGTCGTGATGGCATTGTTAAATCTGAAGATGGTAAGGATAAGTTATACGAACTGGTATACTGGAACGCTGTTCAACGGTGTGATACAGAACGTTGTGGATGTGTTGACTTATGCAGTAATCCTGTTGATGGAGAACCTTGTTCTGTACTGTCATCATATATGGGTAATGTCTATCAAACGATGATCAGGACTTACAAAGGAACCATAACTGAAGATTCTGCATATCGTATCGGTATGCACTTGGTGCCTTTGTATAAAATCCTTTGTCGATTGAAAATGCAGGAATTTGAAGAAATCTCTGTGATGGTGACTAATTCAAAAGGAGATAGGAAAGTTAATCCAATCTTTGAGGAAATAAGGAAAACTATTCTTGCTATCGAGAAGATGTGGATGAACTTAGGATATATCACCACGGAACAAGGAAAAGGAAAGAAGGATCAATTCCTTGGTGCTTTCAATCAACGGAACTACTACGATATCATCGAGAATGGTGGAATGCCTATGTTATCCTCACTCAATACTCCTGACTGATTCTTTGTTGATTTGCCTGGAAGTGTGATATAATACTGTTATAAACCTTAATTAGGAGTCATTATGAATCATCAACAGGAATTACTTGAAGAAAAGAAAGAAAAAGAGGAGCTACTGAAACGAGTTTCCTTATTGGAAGAAGAAGTGAAATCCTTATCAAATGAAATGATTGTTGTTCAAGAGCACATTGTTCAACTGATAAATGTTGGTAGAAAGTTACGTTAATCTTCCGTGTAGAATTTTTAATCATCAATTAAGGAGACTTCCTATGGCTGAAATAATCAAACTTGATCCAGATACATTAACCGTTTCGGAATTGCTGAAAAGGAGTTCCGAATTAAAAGGCTGTATTATTCTCGGAACAAACCCGGATGACTCTATTTCTTTCGGCGTTGCCAATCTTAATAAAAAAGATTGCGTTTATATGCTGGAACTTTGTAAACATCTCATTATGAGAATGGAGGAATAGATATGTTCTGGTTAGGACTTATTGTGGGATTTTGTTTAGGAACAGTTTTTATGGGATTTGCAATGGAGGAATAATTATGGAATGTATTTGTGTTTTAGGAAGTAATAATAATGAGGAATATAAAGAGATATCTAAAATTCAAAAGGACAGAATTATTATGATACCTCTTGGGGAATTAGAAGAATTATTCAATTATTGGAAATCCTATACTTCATTAATATTTACTGTAACAGAAGAACCTGAGGATATCTTTAATAAGGAGTAATTATGGATCAGGACATCAAAGACTTTGTTTTTATGGAACACTTTAATCCTAAACGAGAACCTGACCTTTATCTGGTAAAACCCTGCCCTTTCTGCGGCAGCAAGATCTATTCTACTATCGAGGATAAACGAGTTTGCTTCCGATGCGGGAAGACATTTAAGGAGCCAAATGGGAATTGAAGAAGAATCAAATGAGGAATTAAGGCAATGGAAAATTAAAATGAAATTGGATAAAGAACCATTACCCATGCCATTACCCTTAACTCCTGAAGAAACAATAGCAGCCATTGTTGATTGCATTGAAGCATATGGTAAAAAATATATGACTCATCCCAATGATACAGCAAAACTCTATGCTGTTTCAAGGCTGGTTGATGCTGAAGTAATCAAAAGGATGGAAATTATCAATGAAAGGAACTCCAAGGATGGAACTATTTTTGTTGGTCATTGTGGTAATAGTGATCTGTAATTGGAATGATATTAAGGAAGTATGGAATAATCCTGTTATTATTCCTCCAAAGAAACCTTGGAAGTATGCTGGATGGAATGGGTATCATCGTTGTAGAAGGAAGAATTCCTTTAATGGAATGAAACGATTCTTTAAATCCTCAGGAAGAAGGAAGTTCTAAATGCAACTGATTAAACCAAGAAGGATACTCAACCAGAATAGAAACAAAAGGACATTGGAAAAAACTATTCAGGAAAAAGAACTTGAAGTACGGGCCAAAATCAAACGATATATCCCAAAAGGATATAAGGATGGTGGTGAAGGATTCATTCAATGGTGTAATGACTTTGTTTGTGTTCCTGTGTATGCTGAAGGTGATGATATGGCAACATGGGTTCCTCTTGGTAAACTATCCGATGTTGCAAATCCCAAAACTGGTAGATCCTCAAAGCAAATGTGGGAATCTCAGTGTGAAGTTGCGCGGGAAGCTCTGCAAATGGAAAACAACAGATTCATCTATCGATTGATTGTCTTCTGTTGGCCGCGTGGTGATGGTAAATCCTTATTTGCCTGTCTGATCCAACTATGGAAATTCTTCAACTGGCCGCGTCAACAAATTATGCTCGGTGCCAATAGCAAGGAACAGACAAAATTCGTCCATTATGACATCATACGCGACATTATTATCAACTCTCCCAGGTTATATGAGATGATCGGTGGAGAAAGAAACATTCAAGAAAAGGAAATCAGAATTGTTGACTCTGAAGGAAACGTTCGGTCCATGATTCGATCAATCTCATCCTTTTCAGGTATTGTTTCCAATATCACAGGGTATACCTTCTCAGAAATCTTCGACATGAAGAATCCTAAATTCTTTGTTCAGCTTGATGGGTCTATTCGAACTATTCCCAATGCTTTAGGAGTTATCGACTCCACTGTCTCTGCCAAAGACCACATCCTTTACAAACTGTATTCCAATTTCATGACAGGAAAGAGTAAAACCGTCTTCTTTTCTTATAGATTTAGTAGGAAAGGTGATGTTGGGGACTATTGGAACCCCAATATGGATGATGCACAACTCAGAGACTATGAAACCAAGTTCCCTCTTGGGGATTTTGAAAGATATTTCCTCAATAAGTGGAATTCCGGTAACGTAAAGGTCTTTTCTAAGGAACAAATCGAAGAAATTGGTATTATAGGAGCTGATAATTATATCCTTAATCATGAAACAGTGCAAGAAATCCTCTTAGATCGAACAAAAACTGAAGAAATGATACTCGATTTGTCTGATCGCAATAAGCAATTGGACCAAAAATCAGTACCTATTTTCAGGGAAAAGATCGAATTTGCTTCGCGTAGACTGCAAAAAGTAGATTCCTTATACGTTTTAAAAGACTCATTTGAACGTCCTATCATGCTGAACAACTCTGGTTTACAGGATTTAGGAGACAAATTCCAGACTGATTGGTCTATTATGTCAGGAATTGATATGGCAGATCCTTATGCAATCCGGGGAAAAGCTCGTTCCATTGTCACTATTGTTGCCAAAGGACTTGCAGGAAGTATGAATAATCCATATGCCATCAATAATCTATCTCCTAAATACATATATTTTCTTCTCATGCTTGCCCAGGCCGAAAAGAACTCCATTGACAATATTAAAGACATCCTGGAAGAAGCTGATGGGGAATACCAAGGCATAGACACCCTTTGTTCGGAACGATACGGTGTTTGGGATATGGAGGCATGGTGTGAAGAGAGAACAATCAAATTCGAACCGGTCTTTCCTAATTACGAACGACAGAGAGAAGCTTTTAAGGAATACTTCATTGCTATCAAAGAAGGACGCTACAAAGCCCCTTTTGTTTATCTTGCCGGATCAAAGAATAAAAATATCTTAACAGAGGAACATTTGAACTTTGATCATGATTCGGAAACAAAATGGTTTGGTTCCTCAGAAAAGAATGAAGTTCGGGGCATTCAGGATGATACAGTATTTTCAGGAATGTGGTGTGTTTTTGGAGGACGTATGCTGACTTCAGCAGACTTTCGCCAGAGGATTATACATAATGAGAGCTTTGGCTATTTCCAAGGAAATAAAGATTTAATAGGCAAATATTAAATAATCGTTGACAATGATAGAACTTTCTGTATAATCACGCACAAGGTGTACGTTTACTTGCATGGGTTCCGTACACGCCGAGGATGTATAAAGAAAATAGAAGTCGCCTGTTATTACCGGCAAAATGACTTCCTTAAAATGTTTGAGATGGATCGGTTTTCACCCCAAAAGGCTACCATTGGCCTCCTCCACATCACCGATTCATTGAAAACAATCTTCACCCTACTGGTTGATAACTATGCATCATGTTCAATAAAAATCCTTTGACCGGGTTTACAACGGGCGACCTCCTACAGCATCAGAAGTGATGCTTTTGTTGTTTGTAGGATATACAGTGCTAAAAAATGCGATCAGTTTTAGGATTAAGTCTTAACAGCTTCAAAAACTCATGAGACTTAATTTGGTGTCCTTCCGCCAGTATAGAGGGAGCAGGGGGTTCTGGCCTACCCAGTCCAATGACGAAAGTCGGACAACATAGGGCGCACTGGTAAAGCGATAAGGATTCTGTAGAAATACAGTTACGGTTTCTGAAGTTAGGATTTACTTGTATTAAAGTTTCTTTAAAGAATCATGAGAAACAAAAGTAAAACCCTTGCCAGCAGAAAGAGACGCCCGAATTTTCTTTTCTTTTTCCCACCTTTTAGGAGAAGAACTTATGACAAAACTTGTTACACCCCCAAACGCTGATTTCTTTGCTTCCTTATCAGATGATGAACTTAGAGGCATGAAGTTTTCAATGCCCTGGCAAGTTGGTTATGATGGAGGATATGAAGACAGTAAAGATGCTGATGGGTTTGACACCACAAAATCCGCAGATGGTGGAGAACTTTCAAGAGAAGAACTCCAAAGAACATGTTGGGAAAAATTCCACTTAAATCCTCAGATCAACACATCTGTTCGTGGCTTGATGGGCAGACTTACCGGAATGGGGTTTGAAACTTCCTCAGAAAATACAGAAATCAATGATGCAATCAATGAAGTTTATTATGATCACAGAAACAGGCTGTATAATTACTTTCCTAAGTTTGTAGCAAGGAGTAATATTGAAGGTGAATTGTTTTTATGCCTGACTTGTCATGATGACGGTTTTATTGAAGTTGATTTTGTAGATCCTTCCAATGTAACAGGAGGTGGTGATGAGAGTTCCGGTATTATTTTCCATCCTTCTAAACCCCTTTTTCCTCTGTATTACAACATTACTAATCCTAATGATCTCAACCCAAACAAGCAGATTGAGCAGATACCGAGTATCAATATGGCTCGTTATCCAGATCTTATTAATGTTGCCAATAAGATTGCTGCTGTCAAAGGAATTTCACGCGATTACCAAAAAAACAGTATCAAGACAAAACGCAATCCGTGGCAAAAATTAGGATATTATTATAGATTCATTGTAGCATGGGACAAGGGGTTTATGACTCGAAGGGCTGTTTCATTTTTAAGGACAACTCTTCAATGGCTTAATCATTATGAGAATCTGAAGAAGTATGAAATCGATCATAAAAAGTCCTCAGGAAGTTATCTGTGGACTTTTCAGTTTGAAGACGCAAGATCCTTCAAACTCTGGCTTGCTCTTACGCCGGAACAACGGGCAACCACTGGCATCATGGCAAAGAAGACTCCTGGCGGCACCCTTGTAATTCCTCCGGGCATCAAACTCGTTGCAGTGACTCCACAACTTCCGAAGATCTCAGATGGTGACACAGACATTCTTGAAATGGTTGCTTCTGGCTTAAATGAGCCGTCAGATATCATGACTGGATCATCCAAAGGCACCTTTGCGGCTGTCAAGGCATCCAGAGGTCCAATGACAGATAGGACTTCAGATGAGATTGCGTATTTCGATAGGTTTTTGAAATATGATTTTTGGAGTGCTGTGTTTTTTTTGAAAAGCCAAATCAGCAAATTCCCATCGGTGTTTAAAGTGAATGAAGCGGTGTCCTTTGATAAAAAGCAGGAACCCGTTTTTAAGACGATACCCAAAAAGCCTGAATTCCTCATTGATATATCCTACCCAATCTCTGAAAGTTCCGACACAGAAGCTCAAGCAAGGGCATTTCTTGGAGTTAAACATGGGAATATGAGCGACACACTTGGAATTCCCAATTCCTACATTGCCAAAAAGATTGGCATTGGGAGCTATGGACGGCAACGTTTGATCAAAGCAACCGAAGATGAAAAATATCCGGAATTGGTTTCTGAAGCTGATTTGGCGGCAGCAGGAATGAATCCAAATGATCCAGGAAACCAAGAAACTAATCAGGAAAAGAAGATTGTCACCCCAACAAAAAAGCTTGTAAAACCTGCGAAAAAGTCTTGACCCCTGTAAAAAAACTTCTTGACAAAGGAAATAATTCTGCTAAATAGAGGTTAAAGGAAAGATTGTCCTTTAGAGAGAGAGGAAAAGACCATGACTATCGAAGACAAACTTGTCCCAAAAGGGGCTATGAGATTTATTGACAAAGGATGTCAAGCCACTACCATATTTTCCAAAGGAGAAGATGGTCAGGATAGATCGCAGATGAATATGACGGTTTATTCCGGTGGAGTGATCAAAAATCATTGGTATTGGGACGATTTACTGATTGATCTGGAAGGTATGAAGGCAGGAATGTCTAAATACCCGGTTCTTGAAGATCATGAAACTTCCAAGAAAATTGCTTTTTCAGGGAAACCCATTGTTAAGGATGGTTCTTTGCAATTGAACCCTGAAAATGTTGTATTTGTTGAAACGGAACATAGTAAGGAGTTTCAGACCCTTTCTAAACAGGGATTTCCATTTCAATCCAGTGTTCGTGTCAACCCCCGTAGAGTAGAACGCATTGTTGAAGGTTCGGAAGCAATGGCGAATGGAAAAGTCCTTAAAGGACCGGCATCAATTTTCCGTGAATGGGATTATGTCGAAGGTTCTGTCTGTGTTTTTGGATGGGATTCCCAAACGTCTGCATCAGCGTTTTCGAAAGATGTCGTTCAATTCGATTATGAATTAATGTTATCAAAAACCAACGATACAAAAACCCCCTCACAGGAGGAACCACCAATTATGGATCTCGATCAGTTTAAGAAAGATCACCCCGAACTGTTTACGGAGATTGTCAAAACCGCAACAGATCAGGCCGTTGCATCTTTTGCCCAGGAGAAAACCAATTTGACCGGTATCATTGATAAACTGACCGTAACGCTTACGGAAAGTGATACTCAGATCAAGGAATTGGCAAAGAAGGATGCAATCCGGGCAGAAAAGGAAATGTTTGCCGAGGCCGAAGTTATTTGGATGACAAAACTCAGTGCCAGTGAAATTCCTGAGCGTATGTTCGCCAAGGTCAAGAAAAATGTGAGTCATAATGCATTCGTCAAGGATGATATGCTGGACAAAACTGCTTTTTCGGCAGCCGTTGATGAGGAATTGAAGGATTGGGCGGATTTCAAATCCACTTCTACTTCAGTTCAAGGCCAGGGATTCTCTCAGAAGGACGTTGAGAGTAATACCGCAATTGTGGCGGAAAACACCAAAATAGCTGATGCATTGTTTGCAATGGTCAGTGGTAAACCCGCGAAATAAGGAGGTCGTGCATTATGGATAATTTTCACGGGGATTCCCCGAACGTTGCTTACGGGCCACTTCAAAAGGATTACAGACGACTTTTTTATTCAGATGAAGCTGTCTGCCTTATGGTCCCGATCACTCTGGCAGAAGGGTACGGCGTTCTTAAAGCCGGTACAGCCCTTGCCAAAAACACATCAGCCCTGTTGACCGGCAACAAGAATAAGTATTTTCCTTATTCTCCCGCCGCAATCACCGGAACTGAAGAAGCTCCTGGACGCGCCTATCTGGTTCAGCCTACCGTGAATGGCTCCAATTTGCTTTATGTAACGATGAATGACAGTTACAAATTCAAAGTGGGTGATGACATTTGCGTTATTGATGACACCACTTCCGGCGAAAATCTCGGTGCCATCACAGCTATTGACCGAACTTCCTTTACCCATATGGCAAAAATCACTTCTACTTCCAATGCCGGTGCTACTCCGTTCACGGTTGCCCGATTCGCATTTGTTGCGGCTGAAGGATACGATGCTTGTGTTGGTATCATCGGCAAATCGGTTGATTGCGGCACTGGCGATAAATCTGCGGGGGCAAATGCTTCCCTGTTGATTTCCAATTTCATCGTTTATACGGCAGGACTGGCAAATGTGGATGCGGCAGCGATTGCTGATCTGTCTCTTACCACACACGGTCAGTTCACCATTTGCAAATAAGGAGGAGTTGAACCATGAGAGGTATTGCTGATATTCCCGAACTTCGTCTTGAAGTTCTTCAAGATTTTATTACCCGATTTACATCTCCTCCTGAATTGACCCTTTCCAATTTGTTTGGAACTTCTAATACGGTTTCAGATACGATTTATTGGGAAAGTCAGGAAGGTGGTCGTGGAATGGCTCCGTTTGTAGCTCCCGGCGTACCTTCCCCGCGTACTGCTCCTTATGGAGTGACCAAGCATTCGGCAACTGCCGCTACTTGGAAGGAGAAGATGTATTTCGATGAAGAGTTCCTGAACAACCTTCGTAAGGAAGGAACTCTGAATCAGTATTATGCATCAGCCCAACGTTTGGCAAAAGAAATGGCAGGACTGACCTATCGTTCCATGCGGCGTAAGGAATGGATGTTTTCCAAAATGATGTTCAATGGCGGCTTCGCCTATCAGACCACCGGTGGTACTCGTGTGGCTATTGATTATAATCTTCCTGCTGAAAATACTCCGACTCTGACCACCAATTACATGTGGACTGCAACCGGCAGTTCCGCTACGGTGGACATTTTTGGGGACATCATGGACGGAAAACAGGCCATCAAGGATGCTACTGGTGCCTTCGTTGATCGTGCCATATGCACCACCAAAGTTCTTCAGTATATGGCACAAGATCCCACAATACGCGCTCTGCTTGCAAAATCCGCGTTCGGTAATGGTGATCTGTTTACCGGCACCAAGAACAAACTGCTTGGGATTAATCCCAAAGTGGTTGCATCTCTTCTGGACATTCCTTTCCTGGAAATCAACGATGAGATGTACGAAATCCGCGCCTTTCTGACAGGACCCGTTGTTGGATCTTCCACTGTGGCAATTCCTGTTGAAGATACCACGGATTTTGAAGTCGGGTACAAACTCCGGTTCGTTGATGTTTCTGCCGGTACATGGGAAGAGGAAACTATCCTTTCTGTTCAGCACGAATCCAGCACTGTCACCGTTGCTGCGGCTCCGACTGCCAGTTTTAAAGCCGGTGAGGATTTCGTGTTCATGCGAAAGACTTTTATTCCGAGCAACAAGTTCACCCTGTTTGCTTCCAGTGTCGAAAATCGCCCCATTGCCGAATACATCGCCTGTCCTTATGGCCTTGGACGTACGTACGGTATGCAGACTGATCGCAAGGAAACTTGGGACCCGGATGGTGTGTTTTTGCGAGTTCAGGATAAAGGTCTTCCGGTTCTGTATCAACGGGACGCCATTTACAACCTGACCGTCACCAATATCATTGCCTGATAACGGATAGGAGCAATCGAATGTCGAAGACGACCGTGTTTGTGCTGAACACTACACTCAAATCAGGCAATCATGTCTATCTGAAGGGATCAAAGTTCTCAGAAGATGATTTACCTGATGATTTAAAATTGGAAGTGGATGGTAACGCGGGAACAATCGAAGTCTTCTCTTATGGGGAGGACTTCGAAGGTTCATCCTTTGATCCAAAAGAAACCATCTCATTCAAAAATCCAAAGAAGAAACTGCTCGGAAAATCCAAAACTCCGAAAAGTTAAACGCGAAAAGCCCTGAAATAATGAAGGCGTACAATGACCAGAGATGATTTGCTCGAACTACTCCCGATTGAAGTCAAGGGCTTATCCCGTTATTTGGCAGAAGAGGATTATGAAAATGCCGTTAACGATGCCTCGAATGAAACTGGATGGTTGTTCCCAATAACAGGAAGTGACGTTAAACAAACGTCCTTTATGGAGTATTGGATTAAGTCCAGGGCTAAACGTCATTTATTTTTCTACTTGATGTCCGAATCTGCCCACAAGTTCAAGTACGATGTCATATCCTTAAATCAACGCTTTGATCATTATGCCTTAATCCTTAAAAAGATGGATGAGGATTGGGCAAAATTCGTTGAAGAAAATCCGGAGTTGTTCATCTCTGGTGATCCTGCAAGTTGGTTCTGTACAAAAATCGATGCAGGATTTGCTTACGATAAATTTGGAAACGATGTCACATATGATCCTACATTGCCTGTTATTGCTTCTGGTCAGGAGTAATTATGTCTATTGGTCCTGATATTAAAGAAGCTTTACAGGATGTAGGAACTTCTTTTACTATTTTACTTCCAATTCCTATTACTGAATCTGAAAAGCTTGTATCCAAGGGAAATTCTCAGGCAACGAAGCCTTTTATTCGAGAATTCTTTCTTGAGGCTACTCTTGCATATGACACTCAGGCGATTTCCGGTGCTGTTATTAAAGCAACGGCTTCAGCAATTCCTTATTTGGTGATGAATAAAACTCCTAATATTTTTGAGGATGAAGTCATTGAATATAAGGCTGTCCTCTACAAATGTAATGTGAGTGGTGAGATTTTAAGGATATCTGGTGAATCTGATTGGAATGGCCAATACCAGAAAACGCCCGTTTTTCAAGTCATTCGGGCCAATGCTTATGCTCTACAAACTGAGATATTAGCCGGAAGTGGTATCCTTGTTGATCAGGAAATAGGAGCTATATCAACAGATCGTCAGGATTTATATGTTCCATACTATTACCAAATCCGAGAATTAGATCGCTATCAAACGGTATCCGGTGAGAATTATCTTGTAAAAGCAGTGAAAAAAAGGTTATATGATAACATTGATGTTTGTGAATTGATTCCCGATCAACGTTAAAATAATTTCAATCCGTAAAGGAGTTCAAAAATGAACAAAGTTTTATTGATAGGGGAAAACCCTTCAGGTCCAACCGGAAACGGGCTTATGATGCAAGGAATTCTCGGTCAGATTGATCCTGCAACCACAGAAGTTTTCCTTTTTTGTCCTTGTTCTGATTTTGCCCCAAATCTTTCTATTCAAAATTCCATTCGAATTATTCCTTCAGATGATTTAAAGCGTCAAGATATATGGGGTTCTCAGAAACTCCTTACAATCTTGAGTACCAATAATCTCGATTTCATTGCTTTTATTGGAGTGGATATTTGGAGATATGTTTCTATTATCCAGAATATCAAACAAATCCAGCAGAGAAACAAATTCAAAATCATCCATTTGTTTCCTTATGATCTTCAATACCTGGATAGGGAATTCATTCAGTATGTCAATATGATTGATATTCCTTGTGTTTATTCCCAATACGGGTTTGATATGTTGAAGGATCATGTTTCGAATTTACAGTATTTCCGTCCTTATATGCCACATAAGGAATTATTCTTTCCTTATTCTGATGAGAAACGCCAGGAAGCAAGATCAATCCTGTTTCCAACAGTCTCTCCTGATACATTCATTTTTGGATTTATCGGTCCCAATCAGATTCGAAAAGATCCTCAGAAAGTCATTAAAGCTTTTTCAATGCTGAAGAATATGAATCTTAAACAGAAATCTATTCTTTATATGCATACAGACTTTCGAAATGGGGTATTTAATCTTCCAAAATATGCCGCAAGTTGTGGATTAGTTAATGGAGATCTTTTGACAAAGCCGGAAGATTCCTATTCCCCGTTTGAAAAAATGCCTGATGTTTATAATGCCTTGGATTGTTTTGTGAATTGTTCTATGCAGGAAGGACTTTCATGGACAACAATTCAGGCCATGCTTTGTGGAGTGCCTGTCATTGCTTCCGATTCAACGGCACATATTGAATTGGTTAAGGGATTTGGTCAACTCTGCCCTTGTTCAAACGAATCATATATCCCAATTAAAACTGTCAATGGCAGTGCATGGATTGACGCAAAATCCTGCACATACGAGGATATATTTACGGGCATGAAATATATGCTGAAATATAATGTTAATGCAAAGGCTTTGGCTGTAAAAGGCATTGAGAAAATGAAAAATTGGTTTGACGGCTGTTCCAATTTCAACGACCTTACTAAAATCATGCCTGTTGAAGCTGCAAAGCCTTTGATTCCAGCAATCCTTTTTATGCAACACAGTGCTGCCGGTGATGTACTTATGACAACCCGCTGTCTGAAAAGGATACGCGAGAAACACAACAATTTACCACTCGTTTACATGACCCAAGAGAAGTTTCAGGGGATCGTGAAAGGCAATCCCGATGTCACATTGATTGCTGATTGGAATCCTGAACTTAGAACTCAGTATCAAGTGGTCTATAATCCTCATGGAGAACATATCCTGAAAGGTGGTTTTAACAATCTGGATGTCAAGCTGGCCGATATGTACCCTTACTTCTGTAAGGTGGAGCCGGATGATTTCTTTATTGACTGTGAAAAACCGGGCGATTTTTTTGTTCATGATGAAAGGTTAATTGATAAATCCTTATCACCGAATCAGTATCAGTGTCCGGCACCCTATGTTGTGGTGCATACAACAGGTGGTGATCCTCAGTATCGTACTTATGCCCACATGGGTATAGTAGTTAAAGGATTGACTCTGCCAGTGGTTCAAATTGGATCGACAACTGATATTTACTGTCCAGGAGCAATTGATCTTCGGGGAATTCTTTCTTTTAATGAAACAGCATGGGTAATGAAAAATGCATCTGCGGCAATCGTCATTGATTCGTTTCCTGCACACTTGGCTGGTGCGCTTGACACTCCTTGTATTGTTTTGTACGGTCCTGCTCCTGCTCGTGTCGTTGGTCCTATTCATAAAGGAGTACCCGAAAATCTTTGGTTTGACATGGAACCAAATAAACTCGATGTTTGTCCTAATATGACTAATTGCCACGGACAGATTAGAAGTTGCCAAAGTCCGTGCATTAATTCAATTAATCCTATGGAAATCAAAAAGAATCTTGTCAAAATATTGGAACAGGTAATTCCTT